TTGACAGGCAAGTCCATGTCTAGGATTTCAGAGCACAGTTCGTACCAACGACCTTCGATGTCTAGTTTTATCATGTCAACGTCTCGACCATACTCGTCAACGATGCTAGATAAAGATGTGGTCTCGACTTCCAAGGTGTCCACTAGATTTTCCGGATCATGGTTCTCCAAACTCCAACAACGTTTTTTCCTGTCAACGGTGTAAAAGGTCATGAGTTTTTCTGATGGATCATAGGCCTTTGATACCAAGGTGACATTGGCTCCCCTACCGTTAGCGGACTTGACCGTTTCCACACTCATCGGAGTAGGATCCCAGCAAACTATTTTCACATCGCGATTATCTCTCCTAATGCCTTCCTCGAATCTGATTTCTTTAGAAACTCCAAATCCCCACATCTGTTTTATGTTGGCTCTAAGGTCGTTGGGTGTTGCGTATTGCTTATATCTTTTCCAACTTTCCGGTGTGAGTGGGAATTTCTTCTCGTATTCTCTGCAAGTGGCCAATACATCTGCGTTATCAAATAATGACATGTCTAATAATCCAATAGGTTGAAGTCTTCTTTATATATTTGTTTAATTCTATTTATTTGTTGCTCGGTCAGTGGAATTTTATTACTGTGAGAAACATTCTGTTTCAAATTCATGCTTGGGATCGGCAAGAGCCAGTTTTCTGAAATAGTTTCTAGTTTTTGCATGATGCCTTTGAAACCCTCCAGGTACCAGGCCTGAGATCTGAAGTGAGGATCTATATCGGAGTCATTGAGCTCTTCATACGCAGATAGCAAATCGTCAATGTTGTTAATTTTTTGTTTTAGTTGATCCTCGATCTTTTTGCCTTTGTCTCTACGCTTGTTGAAAAAGTCACTGTATCCGCTACGGAACCTTTCTACAGGATTTCTTACCAGTGTGATATTTTGATTTCCGTTTTTTTCTGCCTCGTCGGCGGTGATGTACTTGGTGTTTCTCTTACCGTGAATCTTCAAATTGAAATTAGCATGAGTTTTGTTTTCCAACATGTAAAGATGATTTTTTAGAGAAGTGTGTCCGGTTTTAGTGATACCCCAGAAATTTATTTTAAGTTTTGGCCAAACGCTGATGTTTCTTTCTATGTTGCTTATCATGTTTTTAGTCTGTGTTCGTTTTGAATTATTTACAAGAATTTTTCTAGGCGGTGAGATTTTGGCGAAGTTTATTTTTAGGAATCGTGATATCTCTCTTGTCGCATGCGGCACTGATCACACACTGTTCACACAACGGAGTCCTTGATTTACAGACTAGTTTGGCATGTGTTATCAACCACATGTGTGCACCGTACTTGTATTTGATTGGTGTTGTGTCGTTTACTGTGATTGATGCTTTGCCTTCGTCTAGATTATCAACCCACCCGAGCCTCCATAACATTCTGAAAACGTGTGTGTCCACTGCTATGTGTGGTTCGCCAAATACAAATCTCATCACGATGTCTGAACTTTTCCTACCAACACCGGGCAGTGTCATTAGTTCTTTCTGTGTGCTTGGCACACGCCCGTTGAACTCCTCCAATAACATCTTACTGGTTGCGAGTATGTTTTTAGATTTGGCATTGAACAACCCCGCGGGTTTGATCGCTTCGATGATTTCTTCCCGTGACAGTTTAAGCATGTCCTCGGGTGTGTCTGCCAGGGCGAACAGTTGCCTACAAGCGACCGCCGTCCTCTTGTCTTGTGATTGTGCTGACAGCATTACACCAATGAGGCTGGTGTATGCTTTGGAATAGATTTTTGCTTTTGGTTTCTTGTTCGAGTAGTTGGGATATAGAGAACTTAATTTCTCATAGATGTAGTCAATGTCATTACTGTTCTTCATCTGAGTGCAGTTCGTTTAAGAGTTGTCTCAGTTTGCCACCTTCCACTGTGGCTTTCACTTTGCCCACTGTGTCTCCCTTGCGTGGGTCTGGCACTTCGGGTCTCGCATCTTTTGGTGTGCCATCATTTGCAGATACCTTGGATGTCTGTTTCAAAGAATCATAAATTGTACTACGTTGTTTGTCAAACTGTTTGTATTCTGGATCGTCTGCCAAGTCTCTGATCCTCAAACTGTCCACGTCAAACTCCAGGTCAACTTTCTGTCCAACACCAGAACTTGATCTGGTCTTCATAAATTGTATCTGATACCTACCACGTTCCTTCATTGCTCTGGATGTGAATATACCTATCACGTTATCTGCTGTCTGTATCTTAGACAGTCCTCCCGAGATGTGAGAGTGATCAAATTCAATCTCTTCAACAGACGCTCTATTCAACTGCGATGCTGTTGCCAACACACACTGTTTCTCAACCACTAAATTTCTCAGTTCCTCACTCACATACTTGTCCTTGATGAACAAGTCTGCCGGTGATATCCTTTTGCTCTTTGGCATCATGAGATCCAAGTAATCGATCAGTATGCAATCCACTTTCTTCTTGTTCTTGAGTTCTAGTTCCTTCAAGTATGTTCTAATATCCAATACGTTGCTACCACTCGGCAAATATTTGATCTGCAAGTTACCTGACTTCTTCTTCAACATCTTGACCTTCATTTCGACATTGTCAATTTCCGGAAACACTTTCTTGGTTGGTATATTTGTCATCATTGCATCAAGTCTCATGGCGGTGAGTTGTTCACTCAACTCAAAAGATATGTAGCACACGTTCAGTCCGGCCTGTGCCCAGTTCACTGCTAGATTCTGCAAGAACAAACTCTTACCTGCACCCGATCCACCAGCGAAGATGTTCAGTTCACCCCTGTTGAATCCACCAAACAGTTTCTTGTCTAGGTTCTGCCATCCTGTGCTGATCTGTCCGTTGTTGTCCTTGAGTGCTTCTAGTCTTCCCCTGGGGTCTTCGAAGTAGTCTGTTCCGAGATCTCTTGTTAGTCCGACCTGTACCGCTTCCTTGACCATGTCCTCCACGGGACCATAGTCGCCCTTCTCCAGCAAGTCAGCGGATGAAAGTATTGCTTGTTCCAGCGCCTTGTGTCTCGCGAATGTCTCAAACTCGTCTAACAGCCAATTGAAATGGCTTGGATCCAGGTCCTTCGCTGTCTTTAATTTTATGTCATGCGATGCATTCACTATATCCACCTCTGGCATGACCTTGTACTCGTCCATGTAGTCCTTGACGAACTTGGCTATCGGTTGCAGTTTACGATCAAATGATTTGGGATTGAATATGTTCTGTGCCCTGGCGAAAGATTCAGCATCGGCCAGCAACATCTCGATGTACAACTTCTGCACATCAAATGAGTAGTTCTTGGCCTGGTGTTGTTCGTTGTTATCGTAATCAGTCATGTTTTACTCCACACTGTATTTTACAACATTCATGGGCAGAAGTAAATTGTTTTGTTGACTCAAAGAACTCTTTTACACTTTTGTTTTCCAATATCTTAGATAATGTGTTATCTTTTATATTGAATTGTTTTTGTTTTGGAGAAAATACTGATTTATATCTGTATCTGTAAGTACCCATCCAACAACACGGATAAAAGTTTCCCTCTGCATCAACATACAAATCATTATTTGGTAAATCAGCATGAAGACACGCAGGTTCCATGTCTGTTTTATAATTTGCATCTGTTAGGATTAATTTTTGTTGTTCGTAGTAATCATCAACATGTTCGGCATCCGGCATCATGTCTTTACTGTCTAACCATCTATCGCTGTGCTCCAATTTGAAACGATCAAAGCCGAGTTTAATGGACAGATTTTTCGCTTCATCGATCTGGTGTTGGTTGTGCTTGAACACTATGAATTTCCATACCATTTCGCATTTCCTAATTTTGAGAACTTCTACAGCGTCCATTATCGACCGCCACTTAGCATTTTTTCTATATAAGTGATTTGTATCTTCTAATCCGTCTATACTAAATGTCACTGCGTCAGCGTTGTCTAGGATTGCATTTAGTTGATTCCACCATTTTTTAGTTTTTGCTGAACCGTTTGTGGTTATACTTAATTTGCAATTATTATTTTTAAGACGTTGACACAATTCGTGGAAGGCAGAATGATAGATTGGATCTCCGTTGTTTCCACACATGTTGACATCTGCATTTGGCCCCACGAAGTTAACAATATGATCTATGCTTATCTCATGTAAAGATCTTTTTTTGAATGTTTCGTAGAACCAGGTCCTGTCACACAATGGACATTCTAGTGTGCATTTACTTGTTGGTTCAATGTGGAAATTAACCATACATCTTTCTCTTTAAATCTATTTTCAGTTTACTGGACTCTGTCGTTTTCAGTATCGATTGTATAGTAAACAGCCTACCGTATTTCAACACAGCATCCGCCACATCGCCAACCGTTTTGTCCCATTCTGGAAATGCGACACTCCACCCAAACTCCGTTGCTTGGTCTACCAATTTCTGTCCGGGTGCATCTCTGTCTGGTACAACAATGACCTGTCTACCAAGTCCGTCTATCAGTTCACGTTGTGTGTCATTTATCTCTGAACCCAGTATGCTGACGCCGGAAACGGCTATGGCATCAAATGGTCCTTCCGTCACCAACACGAACTTCCTGGACCAATCCTGTGCGTCCATGTTGAACACGTAGCCAGGCCAGACATCTGTGTAGTATTTGACTCCCTGTGATTCCTCGAACATCCTGCCAGTGAATCCAACAACCTCACCTCTCCAGTAGAATGGTATCAGCAGTCTCTGGTGCACGTCCCAAATCTTGTCAGGTGAGTACATGAAGTCATACCAGTCTGCACCCATGCCCCTGCTCTCTAGATATTTCAACAAGCCGTCTATCTTCTTCCATTGTGGTTCCGTTAGGTCATTGCCCACGTACTTCTCCAACCACACGTCCAGTTTGTGTGCGTTCTTGGGCAGTGTCTTGTTCTTGAATGTTATGAATTTCTTCTTCTCGTACTTGACGTCCCCCTCCTCCTCACGCATGGCCTCGATGGCCAACTTGCGTATGGTGTCCTCGGGTATGCCAATGTATCCCATGAACTGCCTCATCTTGTAGGTCAATTTACGTCCTATCACATAACTGGTCTTGAATCCACAGTTGAAGCAATGGTAACTGACTGTGCCGTCCGCACTGGTCATCAGCCCGCCACGTTTCTTCTTGTCAGCGGTCTCACCGTTGTACACACAACAGGGTGCGTTGAAACTGATCCAACCACTGGGCGTCTTCTTCCTGTTCGCAGGAAGACTAGTCAGAATTGTATTCTGTATAAGATTCATAGTCTCTACTATTTTACTGTCTATATAGGATTTTGTCAATCACACCAGTGTTACCAGACGATCTCTCTGCTTTGAATCTCACGTTTTGGAACACACCGTTGAAGTTCAAACTGGAAACACTTGATGCATCGCTCAGTGCTGAACTGGTAATTGTGAAGTAGTCGTTGTCTGTCTGAGGATCTGACATCATCGTGCCTTGCACTGTGACTGTCCCTGTGAAGTTCTTTGGGTATATCGCGATTGTGTGCAGTGCCTTGTTGTTGTTTATACCTGGACGTGCAGTGATGGCACTTGATGTAAATATCTGACCAGACAGTGTGAAAGCACTGACTGATTCACTTGCAACAAATTCTGGATAGGCACCTTCTAACAGTTCTATCGTGCCAGCGGCCGCATAACCTGTGTCTGAGTATGTGATCTCCCTGCTACCATCTGATTTCACTTCTCTCACTGAGAAGTTGTAGAACTTCGCATCCAACGGCAGTAGGTCTCCCTCCGTTATCGTGCAACTTGCCGATCCCTTTGGACCAGCGGTTACGTCTACAGTCTCAGATGGAATTGTTTGCTGATTGAATTTTAAAGTTAGTATTGTTGATGTACCTGCCGCATTAGTGGAGTTGACATTCGTTATTTCAACAGGTCCTGATATGCTGGTACCTTTAAGAAAAAATCCAACTTCGAAACTACCAGTGACATTTGTGTTTGTAACTGTTGCTGTCGCGGTGGTTCCGGTGGACGATCCATCCGACGCGATAGTCAAACTTGTGGCGGACATCGTGTTTAGGTTATCCAATGTTTTTGTTAAAATTGCTTTCTTGCTCTCAGAATCGATCATGTTGAATTCGTATGTTTTAGTAGTGATGTCCTGTGCTTTCTGATCCTCGTTCTTGAACGTGAATGTGATTGGGTTTGATACTCCCCTGTGCAGTGTTAGGCGTCTATCGTACACTTTTGAGTTCCTCCCGTGATAACCACTTACGTAGGCGATTACCAATTGATTTATTAAATACCTTTGTACTGTTTGCATAATACATATTTAACAGTATTTATAGATATAGAATGAACGAAATTTTCAACACTTTGAGGGACAAGTTCCCGTTCTTAAGCCTGATCAGAAAGGGCGATCTGGAGTACGTGGGCATAGTGCAAAACGAGGACGTCAATGTCATCAGTTTCTATGATTACGGCAGGCTGATGATGCCTGAGGACAAGATGAAGTTCCTGAAATGTGGAGAGACTTGGTGGCACGAATCCAATCGTAAATTACCAATCAACATATTTCTAAAGGGGGAGTTCAGGTATTTCCGTTCCACGTTAGTGACGCTTAACGCCAAAGACATCGAGATAGTGCATGGACCGACTGTGAAACTTTCTGAGATATCAAAAAAACGTGTGAAGCGTAGGACGATCCAATTGGTCAGAAGGCCCGTTTAACAGTAGTCAAAAAAAAAAGATCGCTGTCTGCGATCCCATCTAATCTTTATCCCACGCTCCAACCAGAGCTCTTGCCAGTAAGGCATTTCCTGTTTGATCCAACGGGCATCCAGTTGGTCTTCCTTGTTCAGGATCTTCCATGTGTTCTTTGCCTTGGTCTTCCAGTAGTCAGTGAGGAACTTTGACAACGACACGACCGAGAACGGTCCATCATTGGATAGGTCTCTTACGGTGGGTTTGGATTTTTTAGTGATTTTTTTATTTGTCCTGTTGTACACTAAAGTTATATTTATCTTTTGTGATCAGATTCATCTGCACCACTATGGCCTGTGCGTATGCCACGGCGTGTGATTTCTTGAAGAAATATGATCCGTCTGTGGGTTTGATCCACACTTCCTTCATGATGTCTGTCCAGTCCTTGTACATCAGTCCCCTCTTGGCGGGACGTATAATGGCCAACACGGCCGCGAGCTGTTCTATGTTCCTGGGTTCCAGTTTGGACACTATGTTGAAATGGCCATTCAGGTGGAAAAGGTTCTCGACCACCTTTGGGTCTTTGAGCATGTCCCAATCAGGTTCCTGTATCATTAGTTCTACCAGTTCCTGCTCTGACTTGACGTCCTTGTAGATGTTGACGTTGAGGCAGTCGATCTTGAAGTAACCCCTGTCCTCCGCGTTCTTGTAATCCAGTGATGCATGTCCCGTCACAGGATGTTCTGGAACGGCATGGAAGTACACGCCAGTCTTGTGTTTCTCAGATTTGCCATCTTTGATCATGGACGCAGGTGTGTGTTTGAATAATTTTAATGTGTTGTCTCGGTCAAAGAAATCAATGTCTACATCAGGCATTAGTGTACACTGCCTTTCTCTTTCTCGTTGTGTTTGATGAACTGTTCTTTCGATCCTGGTTGTAGCAACTCCACGACTTCTAGCAGTGCCTTGTATCCATCACTCTCCAACATGGCCCTGTTCAAAGTTGGCACAATGACCCTACCTATGGAGCCATCCTTCTTGATGGTTATAGCACAATCGCCTTCTTCGAAATCCATCTTCTCTGCTATCTCTAGATTGATCTTAGACAATCTTGGCCTCCCTTGCTGTGTCCTGCACCAGCATGTGATCAGCGGGATAGCTCTTCAACTTGCTGGGCCAGAAACTTGTGTTTATGAATTTTTCTATCATTTGTAATTGTTCGTCGTTGAATGATTTTAACATCCTTTTGCCTGCACTGCAACCTAACAGCAACCAAGGACTTATCTTTCCCTGTTGTATGTGTTGCACTGCCCTGTTGGCATTGACCAGTCTGAAGTAGTCAGGCCATTGTGCGTTCTGTTCTGTCGCCCAGTCCATCATGGTGGCTATACTTCTTTGCAACGCGGCCTCTACCGGTTCCGACTTCAGTGCTTCTATGAGATATAATTCATAGAGATCATCCCTAGCCCAGTGATCCAGTTTGACCTTTGACTGTAGCACGTAGTCTATGTATTTGTCTGGATACAACGGATTTATGTGCATTATGAATCTGCCAAACTTGACGAATGCGTTGTAGTATGAGCTCTTGACGAAATCGTCATAGGTCTTGGTCTTTGAGTTATGTTGGTGTATCTGGTAGAATCTCTGGAACACCATGAATGCGTTCACCACCCACTTCTCATCACGTTGTAGGTATCTCCTCTTGGGCTCACACAGATGTACTTGTAGTGTACGTTCCTTGGCGAACTCCTTGCCACAGTACGTGCATTTATTTGTCGATGCCATGCGCCTCTATCAGTTCTTCTAGTTCTTTGTCGGTTATGACCTTGTCCAATGTCTCCAGGTCTGACTCCTTCCACGTGGGGTATATAGACTGTAATTTCTTCAAGCTCTTGTTCGCAACACGCTTCATGGGTTTCAACCATGGATGGAACTGCTGTGTCTCTGCACCACACATGGCAGTCAGTATCCATAGCAGTTTCTTGTGTTTGCCCAGTGTGAAGCAGTGCTTGTTCACACACTCGTTGACCATTTCCACATAGTGTTCCGTGTAGAACGTATCCTTTGATGACACGTTTGAAACGTATCTCATCAGCATGTATGGCGAGTACAAGGACCTCTCCTTGTCGTCTATGCGATCAAAGTAATCCTTGTTCCTGAAGTCAACGGCCTTCAATCCGTTCCTCAAGTCAAAGAATTTTCTATTTTTTTCTACTGGCATATTTTAGTGCGAACATTGTGCATTCTTTTGCTGTTACGAATGTTAATTTTATTTTATTGTGCTTGTGTTGTAAACCTGAAAATTGGAATTTGTGTTTCTTCATGAAGTCAAAGAAACTGTACATCCAGTCCTCGTCCATCCACACAGCGATCTTGTTGCTGGTTATCATTACCGGAGCGTCTATGGTTATCGACTTCCTACCAGACGGAGCCATAGTCCACCTGTTCACACTGTCTCGAGATGTCCTTGACGAAGTAAGCACACATGGGTTTAGGACCGTTGTTCAATGGAACGGCCAGCATCTGTCCTGTCTTGATTTTAGGGAAGTACCATTTGACCTCCGTGTATATGTCTACCACATCTATTGGATGGAAGTCTGGTTTTGGACTCGATAAAGGATTGAATGTGAAAGCATCAAACCCTCTGTCGTTCAAACTGGTTATGGGTAACACGTGCATCTCGGATTGTCCCGCCTCGCCTATCAGCATCTTCCAATCCAGTGGCATCTTGATCTTGTGTGGCCCAATCTCCAACACCGCCGCCGGGGCATTGAAGCTCTCGAGGAATATGAGTGGTATGTAGAAGAAATCCGGTTCGGCAGGATCTGAGTTGTCCAGCACTGCGAATCTTAGATTCTCGTCCACCCATTCGGGTATCTTCTCCAACTTGTATGTTCTGTTATCCAGTGTAAGGATTTTCATAATTTATCTTTTCTATATTATACGGGTAATTGGCCTCTTTGTAAAACTTTTTCCTTGCCCCCAGGTGTCTTTTCGCGAACTTGCAACTGCTGGTAATGTCCCAGATCTGTACGCTGTCCTTGTCTTCCGCTTTCCTGATCCCACGTCCTATGCTCTGTATGACCCTGACGAATGACTTGCCCGGTTCTATGAGAACAAGATTAAAAATCCTAGGAATATTAATACCAACAGCGGCAACTCCATATGTGGCGATAATAACTTTATTTGTCGCAGTAGATATTTCATCATATTGTTCCTTCCTGTCTGTGTTTTTGGTTGATCCTGACACGAACACCGCGTCTTCTATTTCGTCTTCCAGTATCTGCCCCGCTGATATCCTGTCCACTAGTATCAAGGTGTTGCCTGATGAGGATATGTCTTTGATGGTGTTGGCCACCCATTTCATCCTGGTCTTGTCTGTGGTCAGCCATTTTAATTCCTCACCGTATGTCTTGAACTGTGGATGATCCTGTGTCTGTAGAACATTCACATGACAGTTTGCCAACACACCTTTGTCCTGCAGTTCACTGGCCTGTATCCTGTTGGACACGTCGCCTATGCTACATTTCAGACCCATGAACTCATAGTCTGCCTTGGGAACGGTACCCGTCAGTCCCCAACGTATGCCACAGTGTGCGAATGGTCCTGTCAACAATCTCTTCAGCACATCGGCCTTAGCCATGTGCACCTCATCTATTATCACCGTGTTGATACCCTGTATGGCCTCCAAGAAGTCAGTCGTGTGTTCATCCTTGCTTTTCTTTTCTAACACGTTCAATGATTGCCATGTTGCAATCGTGTTGAATCTGCCTAACTCTTTCCTGTCACCGTAGTACACGCCCACGTCCAAGTTACATGCCAGGAAGTCCTCCTCTGTCTGTGTCACGAGACTCTTGTTGGGAACAATGGTCAGGGTACGACCATATGGTTCGACCAATTGGCACAAGGCCGCCGTGATTATGGTCTTACCCGCTCCTGTGGCTATCTCCTGTATGCTCTGTGGATGTTCTATGAACTTGTTGATTGTCTCTACTTGGTAGTCTCTTAATTCTATTGGCTGTCCGGCCGCTGGATGATTGTCTGGCCATTTGATGTGTGACAGGTAATCCTTGTCCACTGCTTTGAATTCAAAGTTGTGTTGTTCTCTCTTGTCCTCTACATCTATGTACACACCACCCTCATCCAGTATGGGAAGTATCTGATCAACTAGGTTTAGGTATGTGGTACCTCCCAACCCAAAGAAACTGACCTTGCCATCCCATCTTCCTAACTTGACCGCTGGTAGATGTCTGGCATATGGTATCTCGTATTTGAATTTGTTGGAAAGCCTCTTACGCCATTCGAGACTTAGGTTCTCGAACTTCACGTTCACTTCATCTCTTATTACTAATTTACAACTGCTCATATCAAAGTTTCACTATTATGTGATCATGCCAATCCCAATTACTCGGTTGGTGATCACTATAATACAACTTTTTTGGAAGATTTTCAAGCATTCTTTTCAGGTTGTCCGTGCCCGTGGCGTAGTAACCACCACCCAGTGCCACTAATGATGCCTTTGGTTTTATCCTACTCTTGATCAGTGCCCTTGGTATCCTGTTCCTGACGAATATGATCTTGGTATTGTCATTGATCAGTTTGAACTGTTTGCTCATTTGGTGTAGTTCAAACAGGTTCTCAAAGAATTCCTGCGACCTATTATTTTGCAGTAGTGTGATTCTGTCAATTTTGCCATAGCTTTGTTTGCCATAATCTTTTTCAAACATGGGCTCCTTGACGTCAAACCCCCAACTGCAGTCATTCAGTATGTCTATGCCATGTGCCTGGAATGCCCTCAACCATTGCCAGAAATCTCGCACATCTTCTTCCATGTGTATGTCACCGCTCACAGGCATTACCAATGGAAAGCAGTCCAGTTCCATGAGTCCCTCCACGACATCGTTCTTGCTGAATCCCTTGGAGTCTATCCACAACTTGTGATAGTCATTGTGTGCTATCTTGTGACCTATCGAAGTGTGTGCCGGAACGTTGATCCCTCTGGTTGGTATGCTGAAATTCTTCAGGGAGTCCACTTGTACCAGTGCCGTCTGCTCCTTAAGGTTGTTGTCCCAGTACTCTTGCAGTGACTCCGGTGCGTTGTCCAACACTATCTCGCCCGCGATCAACCTTGCCGTGGGCTGTCTATGTCTGATTATCTCTCGCTTGATCTTTTCATAATCGTTCAAAAGTCCGTCGTCCATGAATTTGAAATCGTACCTCACGGCGATCAGTGTAAGGTAGTAGGCGGTGACATCACTGTGCTTGAACGTCCATCTCTTTTTCTCGCCATCATACATGGCATACATGCCAGGCAGGTCCCGTTTGTCTTTCATGCAACGTATCAGTTGTATGACTTTCTTGTTGTAAGGGAATCTCATCTCTATCATTTGTACATTGCCCTCGTCGGTGTACTTCTCTATGACTTTGTCAAAACTTATCACACGGAAATCATCATCGTACTCCGGTTTGTCCAGCAATGGCTTGATGTCCATGCCGTGTGCTTGGAACTTGGTCAGATATCTCTTCAGGATGACCACCGCCAATCTGGCCTGCTTCTCTGTCCATGCGTATTGGGATTCAGCCAGTGATCGCACGGTCTCATGATCCTTTGGATGCGGATGTATCAGTTTCTTTTGCGTGTGTTGGGGGTCTGTCCAGAAATTATCATTATATGCTAGTATTTTGAGTGCTTCGTTTATTGTTTTTGGTAAATCTGACTGCATTTTATAACCTGGTAATATTGATAATTATTAGTATATTATAGCATACTTGGTAATACTGTCAACCATGAAAAGAACAAGCAAAAAGACCGTCACGGTCAGGAAACAATTTAAAATCAGATTGGAAAATACTCTGACTAGACGTAAGAACGCTAGGGATTTCAAACCCACACACTCATTGGTGGTAACCTGGTTCAAGCATCTGAACAAAGGATTATTTGGTAACAAGTTGCCCACAGTGCCACTTTACCTGATCAGGATGACAGAGGACTGGGGAAGGTGTTGGGCCAATTGGGACAACAGGCAGTGTAGGAAAGGCACATACGATCAAACGGTTATACCGTACGACAAAACAGAAGTGACCTTCGCAATAGAGATACACACCAAGTATCCCACGTTCAGGGATTTCGTTGAGACGTTAGCCCACGAGATGGTTCATCTTTACCAGATGACTGTATTAAAAGATCCGTATTCAAATCATAATGCTAATTTCTATGCATTCAAGAATAAATTCAAAACGGCAGGATTACACCTATCAAGAACCGGCTAGTACGGTGTCTTCGAATTCCTTATAACCTATAACTCGACTGTTGCCTAGGTCAGTGCCTGTCTGCAGATTGTTTAGATATGACGGAGGATTGTCATGCACCACGGTGTAGTTCACGTACGGTCTCATCTTCAGCACGTCTCGGAACTGTTTCAACCATCCCTCGAATATCTTGTCGTCGTTGCGTTCTCCGTAGCAGACCGTGTCTTGGTATATGTTGTTTAGTTCTCCCCTGCCGTATTCCCTGAAGTCATACCCAAGTAGGTATATGTTCTTGTGTCCGTGTACGCCCGCCGTCCAGAATGCGGCGTTGCCCGATATCCAGTGTGGGTTGTTGGGTATGAGATTTATCATGCCCTTGCTCTGTTTCCTGTTGGCCTCCAGCGCCGGACCATAGTGGACAGTCTTGAGTCCTACCTCGTCCTCCACCATCTGCATCGACATCTTTGTGTCTACTGAAAATATGAAGTCAGGCATGAAATCCCTGTACAAGGCATTACATCCGTATGTCTGTCCTGTGTCTTTCAGTTTGTTGAGATCAAAACCTTCACGTGAAGGACCGTTGCCTATGCAGTATGCATTGCCTCGAGGCTCTGCTTTAATCTTGTCCTCGAAGAATTTGATGTCCTGTATACGTTGTCCTTTCCTTATTGTGGTGTTCACGACAACGTCTTCACCTGTATATGGTTTCCACTCTATAGGCAATATCTCGTTTCTCTTTCCTATATTAATTTTTTGCATTATACATATTTCTCCTCTAGTCTTGCTCTGATTCGTTTCCATGGTAAGCCATTTTCTATTTCGTCCTCAAACCATTCCGTGTATGCTAGTTTGTTGGCCCACGTTACCCGGTTGGGCATGGCCGGTGTGTTAATATCTGCTAATTTTAGGTTACCTACGTCATGACACAGGCTGGATTCAGACACGAATACAGGTATGCCTTTCATTACTGCTTCCATGGCAGGATTGCTGGAATGATTGACTACTGCCCAGGTTCTCGCAAGTGTGGCTTTGAAATCTGTGTCATCGTAAGTCCTGTAATCTCTTTTTGGCAATCTTACCTTAACATTGGTAAATTTGTTCTCATCAAATGTGATTGTGTTACGAGGATGGGGTCTGACCAAAATTGGTCTTGTTGTATACTTTCTGATTTCTATTATCTGCTGTTCAATCCAGTTTGAGATCCTAGGTAGTCCTCGCCATTGTTCTGATGAATCGTGTTGTCCGCATATCACTATCAGGTCACCGGTGGGATTCCATGGTCTCAATTCATGTTTGAACAAAGGCCAACGCTTATCATTAAATTGTTGGTTGGCAAAGTCGGCATCTCTGTTGATGCCGTTGATACCTATCTTGAAACTGAGATTCCTACGTAATCCGCCCACTTCAATAACAATCACAGGTTTGCCCTGGCTTCTATAACGATCCCATATTTTTTTGTAATTTTGCATCCTGCCACGCCATAGCACACTCCAAATCACCGCAACGTCACCGTTGGTTTCTTTGTTCACATGCACATCGTCTCCGGTTTTCTGCATTGACTTTATGAATTTTGCAAAGATGTCCTTGCTGTTGAGTGGGCCATGCATGGGCCAGGCTTCAATCTTCATATTGATGGTGGTACCTTTTTCCAATAGTCAACAGACATTATATCTGCTGGTGCGTTTGGGTTGGCACGTAGATCGTTCCTACCACTGGTTCCGTGTTTCTTACGCTTTCCCTTCATGTGGTCCATGTACAATCCAAGTTCACTGTTGACGAACACATGATGTCCTTTCACACCTATCCAGTATCCTATGTCGTTGACTGTGATGTTTTTTTCTTGCCTGTACTTCTTAGTGAGATGCCAGAACACGTAACTGTCATGCCATTCCAATAGATTGAACACTTCGTCAGTCACGTACAGTTGTTCCCAATCATCTACAAAATTTTGTATTCCGGGATGGTTCATGTTGTATCCAACAAATCCACATTCAGGATATTTTCCACCGTCATTGAGTTTTGGGTTCTCCCTACCCAGGTAAGTCACCATGGTATCGGTTGGCAAAAGTTTCTTAAAGAAATCCATTGGCACCGGCCTGAATGTAAACGTGTCAGCGTCTATCCACACAACGTAATCATGGTCCTTTGAATTACGCACACCATTCACAACACAAAAAACTTTGTTTGAAAAACGCACAGCGGCCCAGAGATAGGATCCTTTGTTTTTGTCTTTGCCTCCCTTTGTTTGTAGTTCTGCCGGTCGTCTTACACCACCTTGTATCTCCTGTAGTTCGCCATTGGCAACAGGATCGTCCTTGTGTTTGTTTTTGAATTTGAACAGTTCTGGTTCCGCAGAATTTAGATCTACCCAGGTGATCCTTTCATAATTGCACTGTGGTTTAGGTTCTTCGGCATACACAACTATGTCAATTTCTTTTGGAAATTGTTGTGCCATTGATTCTATGCCTTTCTTTGCATAGGCTTCCCATGTACCTGGTTTGTATGATGTGATTACTTTGATCTTCATAAGTATCTGTAATTATCTCATGGACATCATCACTTTAGATTTATCTTACATGCCAAGAGCACACACCGGGCATCTTGTAGGATCCAAACCTATAGTGAATCTGATCAAACAAATTTATTCTAATTATCCAATTACCGAAATCCTGCATTTTGGATTTAATACGGGTTGGAGTGCGGCTTTGTTCCTAAGTCTGACCAGTGCAAATGTAACTAGTTTGGAAATTGCAAGAATAGAACAGGCGGAAAAGGCAGTAAAAATTCTAAATGAAAGATTCCCTGATAGGCATAAGATCTTTTGGGGAGATTCTGTGGAGACAGCAAATTCTGTGTATGCTGGTAAATTAAAAATAGGAAAATTTGATTTTGCCTTTATAGATGGGGGACATACCCCCAGTGTGGTAGAGAGTGACATACAGCTCAGTCGCTACTTGGGTGTGAAGCATATGATATTCGATGACGCACGGCATGAAAACATTAAACCCGCAATTGATAAGTTTAATTTTGAACTGATCTGTGAAACAAAGTACCCACCAATAAAATTTAAAAATAAAACCTACAGGGCACGTAATCCTAGGGAAATTTGTTTGAGTATGTACACGCTCAAAGATTAAAAAGTCATTTTAAAGGTGTACGCCCAATCACGCATTATCCATGCAGGTATGGCAGACTTTTGTGTTTCGTTGTTTTTCATAACAATATCTTGCAAACAATCTTTTCTGTTGATTTGTTGTTGGTAAAAATCCTTTGCAACTTTTTCATTCTGTATCCATCCTTTCACGGGTGCCGTCCAACCAGTCTTGTGTTTGTTTACGATCTCATTTGGAAAAATATTTGCATATGCCTTTTTGCTTAATAGTTTTGTATCTGATTTATTATTTCCTATCTTCTCACTTGATGGAATGCTTAGAGCATACTTCATAAATTTTTTAGTTGCCAGTGGGAAACGTCCTTCCATGCTGAATGCCATTCCGTATGTGTCATTCCTAATGAAAAATTCTTCAGGTACCTGTGTGACACAATCCAATGCCATGTATGAGTTTACAGGATCCTGCTCGTTGTATAATTCGCTAGGCAAGTTCTTCATGAGGTGATTGGATAGATCTGCTCTGCTGATCGGGTGTTCGCTTACCATGATTGGTCTTTTTATCCTGTTCATCCATTGTTCTACCAATCCCTGCCATGTGGATGTGTTTTGATTTCGAAACTTCCAATATTTTGGATAACCGCCAAGCACTTCGTCACCCATGTCCCCGGCCAATGTGACAGTTATTCCGTCCTGCGATAAGAATTTATTTGTGTAGTAATACATTGCCATGGATGGATTGTAGACAGGTTGCTCCATAAAGTAGATGCTGTCCTCCCAACAATCGGTCAAAAGTTGCGGGGTCATTGTTACTACCTTATGATTGAATTTGAATTGCTGTGCAAGTTGTAACGCTTTAGAATGGTCGTCATTGTGATCGTCTTCTCTCCATATCACGTTTGGTTCCATTTTGTTTGTGTATGTGTTAGTTTGATCGTGTAGCCTGCTGTATTCATAAGCCACCATGCCACTATCCAGCCCTCCACTCAGGAATATGCCAATTTTCCTACGTCCTATACTGCACATTTTAACGCTTTCTCTAGTTACATGTCTGAACTCTTCCACATCAAATCTATGATCGTTGGTGGGTATTATTAGATTTCTTTTTTTGTTTTTTATACGTTTGTTTGCGATGTCATATATGATTGTTTCGCCGCTTAATAATTTTTTTATGTTTGAAAAAAATGTGTTTTCTGTAACATTCACTCCCACGTGTGCCATACAACTAAACGCCAATGGATCTATGTCCCTGCTACCTTGCACGTGATCTAACATTCCTTTTATTTCACTGCCAAATATCAATCCTTGTTTGATTTCAGCATAGTATAAAGGTTTGATGCCAGCATGGTCTCTACTGATCCATAATTCATTTGAATTTACTTTGTAGTACGCAAAGGCGTGCATTGAATCAATCTCGTCTAAGAAATCCAAACCGTAGGTGTCTAAACCCCAGGCCAACAATTCTGTGTCACAACCTGTTATACCAGCGAAGTCTGAATATTTTTCTTTGAGTTCGTAGTAGTTGAATATTTCGCCGTTATATATCAACCAATTACCTGCGGGGGTTTTCCATGGTTGTACTGATAATTTTGGATCACTCATTATACTCAGCAGGTTGTGTCCCAATGTGAGTTTGTGGTTTGGATCCCACCACACCTTCTCACCGTCTGGTCCTCTGTGACTACAAGTGCGGATGTAGTTTTGTATCAGTGTTGGATCGTGATCAGTGATGCCGTATATGCCACACATTAATAACCTAACTTCTCTTTGAATCTTTTGAAAACCGTGCCGTCACGTATCTCTTGCTCAGTCCATTGCTTGTAGCCTATGTCATGTACCCATTGATCCCTGTCTGGGTACTCTGGTGTCTCTATGTTGTTTAGGTCTTTGTTTGCTACGTCCCAACATATGGCCAAGTCAGATGTAACAAAAGTAGGTATGCCTCTTACACAACTGTCAATACTAGCAGTGCTGTTGTGAGTTACAACCGCATGGCAGTTTGCAATTGCCTCTTGGAAATTGAATCTATAGTATTTCTTTTCATCTCCACTAAAAAACTTTTGTCCTATGATGACTTTGCAGTCTTCTGGAAACTCTTTGATTCGTTCCTCAATGTGTGCCATATGATTTGGATGTGGACGTATTAGGAATTGCCTGTCTGTGGCTGGCCTAATTTTGTCATACACGCCCTTGAACCATTCTATCGGATCTAGTTCATTCATGCTCCAGTTGTCTTTTGGCTGTAGCACAAAAAGTATGGGATCATCTTGATTAGACTTTCTCCATGGTTCGTATTTCACATTCCAAAGTTTCTTCATCATCTCCCATCTGTCCGGTGGAGAGTTATCACTAAGGAAGTCGCCGTTGTTCATGGGTGAATGTAAACTCACACGCCAGTGGTGTTTAGGATGTGTTATCGTGTTGCCAAAACTTGAAAGTATTCCACCGTCAAAGGTGATGATGTGTATGCCTTTTTTCTTTGCTCGTTCCACAAGATCTCTCCTACGGCCTTTAGTGTGATGCATTTGATTTGAGCCACCATAACCAAACATACAACCTATCTTCGCCGTAGGTTCCATCTCGCCATCCGTCCAGTCTCCGGTCTTGTTCTCATTGACCATTATGGGATTGTCTCCACATGCACGAATGCCCTCTGCCATGTGTTGTAGCAGTTCATAACTGGCCCCACGCCTACGGTCTTTTACTGTCCTTCTAAATATCTCAACGTCCATCTAGTATACTTAATGCCCATCCGTTACGAAACTCCTCCTGTGTGAACTGCCCATAGGCCAGGCTATTGAACACAGGCTCCCTGTCAGCATACATTGGAGTCTCTATTTTACTGAAATCTGATTCACAAATCTGTCCACAAGGATTTTCAAAATTGCTGAAACAAGGCACACCATTGTGCAATGCCTTTATTGTGATAGAACTGTTGAATGTGACAACTGCGTGTACCTGATCCCATTCAAAAGGTTTCTCGGGTTGTTTGTTCTCGCTAGGTCCTGGCAACATTCTTCCCTGCTCGTCTAGGTAACTTTTTGGATTGTAGGGCTTTTCCCTCACTATGATTTCTCTGTCGGTGTTCTGTTTCAGCGTTGTTATAGTTTCTTCTAACCAATTTGGTGCGTCAAAGTGTAGAGCCATGCTGTGGCTGGGTGGTACCACTAAAACATATTTTCCGTTTTTGTGGTAAGGACGTATAGGATCACCTTTGTAATATTTTTTATACCTGTCGTCTGGCCTAGTCTCGTGTGTGGTCTTAACGTGTTCGTTTTTGACACATCTCATCCAATAAGGTGTACCTCTGCTCTCTCCCCAGTAAGGTCTGTCCATGTAGTAAAAATCTTTTTGGTTTTCTTTGGCCCAGTTGTAAACAATGTTGGTACCCCTCAGAACTCCCATGAACGCAACCTTTTTACAGTCTTCCTTCATGGCATCTTGATAATTTACAATCGTGCCTGCAGATCCTCTAGCCATGGACTCTATGTATTTTTCAGTGTTGGCTCGTTCTGTTCGTACACAATAAAACATAATCTTAAATAGTTACCAATGAGAAACTTGGTTATCCAATATTATATAGACATCCACAAATATAAGCAACCTAATTACAACAATCTCCTACCAAGTCCTATAGAGAAATACAGTGCTCACAGTTTTGAAAAATATTGCTCCAAATTTGACCTAGACTATTGCCGTATTACCGAACCAAAAATAAATTTCAAACACCCAACCTGGGAACGTTTTGATCTATGGACGGATCCTAGTTGGTGGGACAAGTACGAGCAGATCATGTATGTTGATAGTGATGTCGTGGCAATGCCCGACGCACCTAATGTGTTTGAATTATACCAAGACGTAGACACTTTTAAATTTGCCAGATATGATAGATACAGGAAACTGCCGATCAAAGACCATGCCTCAACCAACAAGGACACAATCTTCAAAGACATAGATCCCAAAGTAATACAAGAAAAAAGATTTCAAACAGGCGTATTCATGGTCACTAAAAAATCAGCGGACATGATGTTGCCGTCTATAAAAGAATATTCGAAATGCGAAGTTGATGATGGACAATTTTTGAACTGGGCAGTCATGCACAGTGGTGTGCCGTGCACGGAGATGGATGCCAAGTTCAATGTGAAAAATAACGGTCAGTACAGGAAAGACAAGATATATTTTATGCATTGTGCTGGAGGAAAAAAGCACAAAAAACATTCTAGAATATGGGACCTGATGAAAGAATATTATCCCGAGGTCGAGGTAGATCTATCTTCTCTAAAAGACTAGTTTAATATTTTTATTAATTCAGTGATGTCAATTTTAAGATCGACCATGTCCTTGGTCTTTTTATTTTTAGATTTAGCCTCGTTAATTTTCACAGTATCACACAATATAATCCGGTGTTCCAATCCCAGGTGTTTGGATAGTGTTGGATAAACTTTCTTTCCTAGAAACTCTCGATGTGTAAGCTCATAGACTTTTGTATTTGGATTACACCATAACAGATTGGCTAGACCAGCACCATGGGGCGCCACCACGTGTGTGGCCCCAGCGAAAATTTTTACTTGCTCCTTGATCGACAAGTTGTCTAGCGTTATGGTTTCCCATCCTTGTAGTGCCATCAACAGTTCGTTTTGATTTATGATTTTTCTGTTTTGTGCATCCTCGCGTGATATAAAGATTTTCTTTTTCGCTTCGGGAGTAACTTTGAGGATGTTCCTCATGGAACGTAACCACGGTGCGAGGTGTGGTGTGGTTATCCCGTCATTGTGATTGCTGAGGCTGGGAACGATCAGGTGTTTGAACTGCCAGGTCTCGTCTTTGGGCATCACCATGTACTTGAGTTCTGGGAAGAACTCCTCCGCAACCTTGTCAAAATATTTGCTGGGATTTGACAGTATGAATACGTACTTGGCGAAGTTGGTGGACCACCTTTTCTCTATCAGACGGAATTTAGAAATCACATCAATCCATATGTGCCATGGGTTCTCTGCACTATCCTCGTCTATGGGCAACCACACGTAGGTATAGGTCTCATTGAATTGCTTGGTCCCGGGAGGCAAGTCGATTTCGATAACGTCACCCCATTCCTCCCACAGTCCATGTGTCTTACTTGGTTTATGTCTGCTCTTGTGTGTTAGGTTCCACACATGATTGGTTATCAAATGATCCTCATTGGTAATCAACAATGGGCAACTGTGTGTTCTACAGTCAAAAAATTCTGCCATGAATGTGGGCAGAGATTTGAAGTTTAGGTCTATATCTTTATGGTAATTGACAACATATTCGTATCCGCCATCGATAGTTACAAACCTATCTAGGAAATATTTTATGGAATCGATATTCTTAACTGTTGGCATACGGATAATTATACTATAAAATACACTATAATGCGATTATTTTCCAATGGGTGCAGTTTCCTAGGACCTCGTCCAAAAGACGGAGTGGACACATTCACGACCAGAATTTTAGCAGAACAATACAATATGGAATTACATAACCTCGCCATGGGTGGCAGGGGCAACGACCGTATCAGTTTCACAACAAAATTATGGTTCCAACAGAACACCGCAGAAGATGTGTTCGCGGTGATAGGATGGACGAGCACACACAGGCATGATTATCTAACCAACGACGGATGGAAGAAAGGCCGGATAGCCAACATGGAGTCAACATGGCGTACTTGGAAAACCGGTGATAACTTGAAATTTATTTCTAGACAACAGGGTTGGGACATCGACCAACAGGGACAAATGAGATTCTTAGACCATGTGCTGGATCTACAAAATTTTTTTAAATTACACCAAATACCATATGTGATGTACAACAGTTTACCTAATACCATCACAACGTCAAATACTGACCTCGAAACCTTAAAACGCTCAATTGATATAAAAAGATTTTTTGAGTTTGACAGTAGTCAGTATGAGTTTGTTAATAAAAACAAATTAATAGTCAGTCCAAAGGATCCACACCCTTCCAAAGAAGGGCACGAGCAATGGGCAGAACAACTAAAGGAACACATAGATGCTAACAATCTACGTACCATCTAACAAGACAAACAGCAAGGCATGGGAGGTGTTCAAGGGTGTTGAAAAATCTTGGCCTGATCAGATTACAAAATTAGACAATGCCACGGAAAACGAACCTGTGAGTAATTCCATGTTCTGGGGATTTGTTGGCAACAACAGGGAAATGGTCAAGAAGTTAGAGGCACGTAATCACAGTTACTGGTTCACAGACACTCCTTACTTTGGCAGATTTGACAATAATAATCTCAAACCCGATAACCATTATTGGAGGATATGTAAGAATGCTATACATGCCTCTTACCTGAAGCATTGTAAATCAGACAGATTTGATAAATTTGGTATTAAAATAAAAGCACCATCATTCGCTGGGAAATACGTTTTAGTTTGTCCCAGCTCTCCGGGAATCAACAATTACATAGATCAACCCAATTGGACCAATGATATCATAGAACAGATTAAACGTTACACAGACCGACCTATCCGACTTCGACACAAGCCTAGGGGCAGGGGTACATCAGGACCGAGTGAGGCCAAAGTACCCCTATCCGAGGATCTCAAAGAGGCTTGGTGTGTTGTCACGAGTTGTAGCATAGCGGCAGTCGAAGCCATTTGTGAAGGGATACCCGTTTTCTGTCATGAAAAAAGTTTTGCCACCGATGTTGGCAATGTCGAACTGTCAGACATAGAGAATCCCTACTACGGTGGCCCAGAACCTTGGCTGTACAGTCTGGCATACCAACAGTTCACACCCGAGGAGTTTGGGGACGGAACAGCAGTGGAGATATTAATGGACAAAGGAATATTATGAAATTAAGGAATCTGGTAGTTCAGTTTTTCATCAACCCGGAAAAATTTGAACAACCGAAATACAATGCATTAGGCAACAACGATGAGCTGTTAAAGTACAGTCTGTATTCTGCCGAACTCTATGCAAATAGGATATACGCTGACTACAAATTAGTATCAGATGCTCGTGTCAATTGGATCCATCCAACTTTTGAAAGATTTGATTTATTCTACAACGACAGTTGGTGGGAGCAGTACGATCAAATATTATACCTTGACACGGACGTCATTGTGTGGCCAGACGCACCAAGTGTGTTTGACCTTTACACAAATCTAAAAAGTTTTAAACCTGTTTTAGACATTAAGGCGAAACGTAGGCCACTTGCACACCATGAAAAAACCAGTTCAGGCACATGCCTAGAAAGTTTTAGTGCCAAAGAGCTCCAGCAGAAAAGATTCAATGCAGGTGTTTTCGTTATAACGAAAGAATCAGCACAACGTATGAAGTCATACCTCGACTGTGCAAAACTGAAAAGCGATGACAATCAGATGTTGATCTATGCCATGTTGAAATCCGGTGTTGATGTAGAATACATGGATCCCCGGTTCAACAAGAAAAACGGTGGTCCCGGGTGGTATTTTGGACATGCATTTGGGCAGGAAAAATTTACAAAAAACTTCCGGATGATTGATGATGCCCGTGTAGTGTTCCCTAACGTAGATTAGTGCCAATTTATTTTTTTATTTGAAAAATAATCGTGTCTGGCTCCGCTTCTTTACTGTAATCGAAGATCTCTAATTTGTCTTTGTATTCAGACACAAGATCTTGCAAGGCAGATCTGTCTCTGACATCCTCTATTATATAAAGTCCGCCTTCCCTTAGGTGTTGGTATGCTTGGAAAAATGTTTTGTACTGATCATCTGGTCTGTGTGAGCCGTCGTCAATTATTATGTCAAGATCAAATGGTATGTTCTCGTATGCTGATTTGTGTGTAGAACTCCCAATGGTCAGATGAACCATGGAATCGTCGTTGAACATGCCCGCTCTTTTTTGTAGAATCTCTAGGGCAAAGATTTCTGCTGATGGAAAATATTCTCGCCACAGTCTTATTGACGCTCCCTCGTATACTCCTATCTCGAGTAATTTTTTAGTTGATTCTCTGATTGAAGAGAATGTGGGTTCGTAATATCTTTCTAAGTAACAATGTTTGCCACCTTTGTCTGTACCAAATTTTTTGTTTATTTCCTTTAATGTCATATCATGAACTGAAAAGATTGATTGCTTCCTTCTTCCAGTCATCACTGTAGTCACAATTCCTGTAGCCGTCGAACCATGGGCCGCCTTCGGTGTAGTGCAATATCTTGGGTGAGCCGTCATCCGGTTCCCTGTACCAACCAACCAGCCAGTTGTAGTTGTGAGGCAACCCTCCAATTTCCGAATCTTCGAGCCAACTGAACCTGTGTAAGTACTTGGGAGTTTGCTTGTTGAGGAATTCCGGGGTCAGCATCTTATTCTTTTCGTGTTCGCAATTCCAGAGCACCATGCTTGACCAGTTCTTCCTGGGATACACTGTCTGTACTTGTCCATCCATTTTGGTAGTTTCTTTTGGTGTGTAATTATGCTTGACACAGACCGCCGCCTTGCTAGGATCCATGTACTTGGTGAGCATATGACTGGGGACCTTCCATAAGAAGTCACAGTCACAGAACACTGCCCAGCCCTTGAAGTTGTTCAGGTAAGGAACAAAAAATCTCGTGAATGTGAATTCGGTTGAAGCAAGTGTGTCCTTTTCACGTGTGTAGATTCCCTGGGATCGCATATCATTCTGTTTCAGGGGAATCACTTCCGCTGATGGATCTCTACGCCTGATACTGTGTTCACACACTTGGTATGCTATGTCTTCTCTCGAATCCCAACCTACGTATATTTTCATTTTCTTCCTGACACTATTGAGTGTATCTGTTTCCAATTACTTACACGGACGACGTCAGGGTGTTCGAAGTCTTGATTGTAAGGATGGTCTATTAATATAGGCTTTAAACCGTATTTGAGCCCCAGTACAGCGTTGTTAGGCTTGTCCTCGATCCAATACAGCCCGGTGTCGTGGAACTCGGCCAATGCTGAATCCTTGTCAGCACCTGTGCCCAGTATGTGGTAATTTGTGAATATGTGATCACCAAAAAGTTCTCCCAATCTCTTCTTCCGCAGTTCCTGTCCTGGTATATCTGACGTCTGTGATGTGATAGGTATGAACGTCCAACCCTCCGCGGCTAATAGTTTGACCCATGTCTGTGATTCTAGCATTGGCCTCTGTGTGCCCATCCACGCACTCCTGTTGAACTCTCTGATCTCTTGTCTAATTGTATTCTTGCTGACACCATATCTCGTTGCCATCTCATATTCGCCCAGCATGTCTGGTCGTTGCTTGTATGGGTAGTACCTCATGCCGTTGTCGTCGAAGTATGATCTCAGTGACATCCATTTAGAGAAATGGTGTTCCCATTCCAACAATACGCCGTCTACGTCAGTGAGTATGATTCTACTTGATACTTTCATTGAACCTTTTCTGGCTTGATTGACTTTTGGCCAGTATGTAACTTTTAAAATTTGATTCATTAGTAAGACCACAGAGAACAAATCCTGTGTCTTTGATAAATTTAGCAACGGCCTCATTGACTCCAAACCCTTTCTTAGGAGAAGTTACCCAATCGTGACCACAGATGTATCCATCATCTTTTACTTTTGTGGCATAGTTTTCCAGATCATGTAGACAGCCATCGTACTTGTGATCACCGTCTATGTATATCCAATCCAGTGATGTGTTGGCAACGTCCTGTAGTGCATCCGCACTAGATTTTTTCAAGATGTTGACCCTGTCATCACCTTTAAACATTTCTACAACTGAATTGTATTTTTCTTGGTGTACTGATTGCATGTCCTTGATGTCGAGCATTTCTATCCACGGGTCTATCAGAATAAGTTTTTTTGGATTAGATTGGTCCAATATCACACGTGAGAAATCGCCCTTGTCTACTCCTATTTCTGCGACATTACCATTCTTGGGTAACCTAGCAACCAATTCTTCTCTACTTAATGTCAGCATCTTCCATTCCTGCCACTCGCAATTTAACGATGTTTGTGATCTGCCATTGTTTCTGATCTAGCCCTTTGGTGATGCCCAGCCATTGGTTCCTTATCAGTGCGAAGTCGTTTATGATCTTGTCCATGTCAACGACATCATCTTCTCCGTCAACGTATTTCTCTGCGTCTCTGCTTGACAGTGCCCTGTTGTAGTTCTCGAGGTATTTCCTGAATGTCTTTGATCTCAATCTACGTAATTCTATGTTCAAGTATTCCAGGATCGCTTCCAGTTGTTGCAGTTGACTGAATCTTTCTTCAACTATGCCTGGCAGTGAAGCACTGGCCCTTTCCAGGTTACCGTATATCTTGCACTGTTTCTTGGCTTCTAGCAGTTCCTTGTCAAAGTAGGCCACGCAGTCCGGTATCTTGTCCAGGTTCCTGCAGACTTCGTTGTACCAGTTTATCATTCATCGTCATCGCCGTAGCCCATGTCCTCGGAATCTTCTTCCTCGAACACCGTGGCAATGGCTTCCTCTAGTTTGGGATCGTATTCCGCAGATCCTTTGAGCACGTCATGATCCACACCTATGTCCTCAAGGCTCTTGATGAAGTCAATGGCCATGTCCAGTTTCTGTCTCTCTGGAACGTAGTGTACTATGGAGTTCCATAGACGTTCTACATCTTCATGTGTGAAGTCGATCATTACTCTCCCTCGGGCTCCTCTATTGGTTGTGCTTTTTTAGTCTTTGCTTTTGGCTTCGTTTCCACTTCTATGGGAGCATCCGTGTCTTCCACTTCCGTTGGTGCTTCCTCTTTGAACTCTGCCATTATCATATCTAATTTATCACCTACCCATGCTTTCCTGAAGTCTATGTGTTCTTTACCTGCTTTATCGATATATTTCAGCCTGTTTCCTGTTTGAACTAATAGACCTTTCTTCTCGAAAAGATCAACCAAACCACTGTATGGGTTCATCCCGGTCTCGTAAGGAATCTTGACCTGTACACCTTCAAAAGGCTTGGCATATCTGGTCTTCATGACCTTACAAGCGGCTCTGATACCCCTCACGTCTGATACTTTGTTACCTGCTTCGTCCTCTTTTAGTTTTAATTTCTTCATCGCAACAACAATAGAACTTGCATAGATGAATCCCTGTCCACCTGATATCTTGTCATCTGGATCGAACATGTCTTGTGATGCGTATGTGTGATTGGTTGCTATGAGTCCAACATTCCAACTACCAAACATGTTCACACAGTTCCTTACGAGTGCCGTCAGTGCTTTGGGTTTCCTACCCAGATCACCTTTCATGTCACCTGCTTCAAACTGATTTACGTCTGTTGGTGTAAGCATCATGCCCAGACTGTCTATGACGAACAGCACTTTAGGTGCACCTTCTTTGTTGTCTGCGTGTTGCTCTTTATAACCTTTCATGAACTCGGAAACAGTCTTTGCAACATCATCTACCATTGACATACTCAATTTCAGAAGTTTATCTTCTGAAGTGTCCACTTTCAGTGCCTGCAACCATTTCTCATCCAGTGCGTTCTCTGTGTCGATCAGGATAACGAAGATGCCTTGCTCCTGTGCGTTCTTGATTATGTTTCCTGATGCTATGTAACTCTTGCCTGCTCCTGATTCACCTGCGAGCACAGTCACTTTGCCTAGTGGAATACCTTTGTTGAAATCACTGGTCATCAAATAGTTCAATGCGTAATTTCCTGTTGATATCCAATCTGTTGGATCGCTGAATCCGATGCCTAGTCCTTGTATGGATTTCGTTATACTCTTTCTAAATTTTGTTGCGTCAAATACTTTTGTCATAATTTTGTCCTTTGTGTCATCTATTTTAGCATACCTAGGCCCCAACGTCAATATCAGGGCCTTGGTAAAATGTCAGATTATTTTGCTTGTCTTGATCTAATTAACTTCAAGATGTCTTCTGCTCTCTTGGCACTGTCACCTGCTGGAGCCGCCGTTGCCGGAGCCGCCTCAGGTTGTGGTGCTGGTGCTGGTGCAGTCGCAGTCACAGGTGCCGCTGTAGGAGCCGCTTCTGTCACTGGTGTTGCCGCCGGAGCCGATGCTGTTGGTACTGCTACCTGTGGTTTACCTTGGTAAGCCACGCCCGCTGGTCTGAAGTACTGTCCATACTGTTCAAGATCATAGGCCTCACCTTCCACAGATTTCGCAAATAGTTCTGCGATTATTTTCACCTCTGCTTCTGTTGGCTCTTTTGGTCTGAAGTCACCCAGGTTGTGTAACCCATGTGTGTCGATCGCGGCTCTCTCTGCCTCGTCCAACGGTCTTTCCCTTCTTGACCATTTTGATGTTGAGTAGTCTGCATAACCACCTTTGGTTGTCTTGGTGATCCTGAAGTCCACACCTTTCAAGTAATCAGTTGGCATTTCTTCCATCTCTGGATCCATCAATGCCCCTCTGATTATGTTGAAGATCTGAGGTCCAATTATGAATCTTCTGATTGGATTCTCGGGTGTCGAGTCTTCCGCTAGTGGATTCGTTGTGACAAATCCCTGGAAGATGTAACTTTTCTTCTTCCAGTATTTTCTGCCCATGTCTTCCATGCTCTTGTCTTTGAACCACGGTCTGACTTCTGTGAGTACTGGACAAGTCTTTCCATACATCTCCATGCATGGTACTTGCACTGTCACTGGTCTAGAATCGGTCTGACCTTTTATGCCCGCGAACGGTAACTTGATCATGTTTCTCTCAGTCCAGAAGAACGTGTTGGTCTCGTCCTTGTCGGGTAGGAATCTGACCACTGCTTCTGATCCTTCTGCTATGTTCCAGTGTGGGTAGATGGCGTTGTCTCCGCCTGTGTTGGAAGTGGAGCGATTCACTTCTTGAGATTTCAACTTCGCCCTTATTTCAGCTAATGATGCCATAATGTAAGCCTCCTTGTGTGCCTATGTTTGTTGTTTGCCTAAATGTATATTAGACATATACTGAATAATATACAGTGTTATTTATCTAATGTCTACTACTATTATTGGTAATGTGGAGGTTTTATTATGCTAGGTTGGCCAGCGTCTTGATTCTGTCCAGTTCCGTGTTGATCACTTCCGCTTCTGCTTGTGCCTCTGCTGGAACTTCCATCTCTTCTTCTGAGAAGAACTCTTCCGGTTGTAGACCCGCCATCTCTATGGCATCTTTCAGTGTGTACTCGTCGTCACCTACTTTGAATTTATCGCCCGCTTTCATGCCCGCCGCCTTGGCCTTCTGTACTGCCTGTGCGAATTGGTTGCCTTCGAACTTGCCAGCGTGTGCACCGCCCTGCATCTTCTCGTAGTGTTCTGCGGCCTCTTCTGGTGATAGTCCTAACTCGTCAGCATTGGCCATGAATTCATCTTTGCTCATGCTCTGCGCCATGTCCGCGATCTTCTCTCCCATGCCTTCTGTCTTGTCGGCATATCTCTCATCGCCTGACTTCATTCTTTTGTAAGCGGTCGTGTTCATCATCTTGTCTGCTTTTGTCACATCCAACTTGGTAGCGTTCTCTTTGTCCTTCTTTTCGATTTCAGGATCTTTCGGCTCCATTGCGTATTCGTTCACGGTTTCGTCCACCCATGATTCAAACGCTTCTGTTTCCTTGGCCTTGCCCTTTAAGTCTTTCTTGGGATTGAAATCCGCTGGATCCATTCTAACTTGGTCTGTGTATCCTGGCTCTGATTGCATTTTCTTGTAGTCGTCGATGTATCTCTTTGCCAACTGTACTGCGATCTTCTTGTTCTTGATGTAGTCCGGTGTCGCTTTGAATGTTGCTGAATTTTCCTGTTCCATCTCATCTGCTACTCTGCTAGCGAAGTTCGCCACCCTGTCTTCCTCACCTGACTTGGTCAACAGTCTTGATGCTATGTCTGATAAAATAGAACTCAACATTGTGTTCTTGTTTGTGAATTTTGTGACTTTCAACATCTTGTCTGCTGAATCGTCTTTCCTTAATACCAGTTTGCTGTCTGGATCATTAAGGAAACTTTGTACTACCGCTCCGTGGTCAACTGGTGCTTGTACAGGTGCGTCAATTGGTTCTGCATCTGGTTCTAGCTCGTTAACTTGTGTTTCTTCCTTGGGTGCTTCCAGCTCACTCATTATTCTGTTGATAAGTGGTAGTGCGTCTTCAACTCTGTTGTCTAGGTTTTTCATGGTGAACTTTTCCCTCAATTTGTTAACTGTTTCGTCGTCTAAAATCTGTTCTTCTGAAGTCTTGAAATCCTTGCTGGCGTTCTCGTAGTGTCCTTGGTTGGCGAGGTTCTTCATGTAACCTCTCAGGTTCTCCAGTTTCAATTTTGTCTGTTCAATGATGTCACCCGCGTTGTCGTTCAACTGATCTTTGTTGGTCACGTATCTTGAAAATGAATTTAATTTTGCTATGTCCTCTGATGTTGAAACGATGTGCTGTCCGAACTCGTCATGTGGTCTTCCACCATTTGACACGTGTCTCATCATCGCTCTCGCACCTGCTAAATGAGTCAGCGGATACTTGAATCTCTCACCGTCTTCGTTCTCAATGTACAGTGATTGTATCTGTCTTGATCTCGCACCGGGCACAGTCTCGTCAACTTTGCCTTTGTGTCTGATTATCAATTTTGTTTTCTCTAGGTTCTCGTATGAACGTTTCGCAGTGCCTGTTAGGCCTTCTGTAACGCCTGCTAATTTTGTAATTCTTGCTAGTTCTTCTGACATCTCGTCAGTATTTACCGTTTTGTTCGTATCTGCAAGATTTTCATAGTCCTGCTTCGATAGGTTGTTTTTAGTTATATCTCTGACATCAAACCTCATCTGGTGCTCCACGGCGAAGTCTTTCAACTCCTTGAGGAATGCATACCATTCGTCCCTGCTGTCCTCATCAATCTTGCTGACCAGATCCCTGTTGTAGTACACCTTCATGTTCTCACCGTCTGCTAGGCTGATGCTCACGCTACCAAAAGTGTCTGCATCTTCCTGGAATTCAAACTCGAAAAATACCGCACTGCTTGGATCGGCTGTGGCGGCACCATTCTCATCACCTAGTCTGATGTTTGAGAATTGCGATCTTATCTTGTTGAATAGATCTTCGGAGTTTTTAGGGTTCATATAGTGTATTTATTATCCTGTGAACGATCCAAATATGGGCATTGGAGTTATCTCACTTGTCCTGTCCGTCCATTTCTCGAATATTTTAGGGTCGAAATCGGCCAGCACTTTCATCATACGGGTCATTAACAAACACGAACTGACTAGGTCATCATGCTGTCCCGGTTTAGCCTTGAAACTCATGCCGCTGGCCACAAAGTCTTTTAACTCTGATATAAGCAGTTGTGAATTGATCTTCATCTTGTTGTTCTCTATGAGTTCTTTGAATTTAGTACATGCATCTATCTTGTGTTTTGCTGTGGTGTTAAACCCTCTTCTAAATTTTCTTCTGTGGCCTTTCCTTATTGGCTCTGACAGGAACATGCCCATTATGTTTTCTTCACCTATGTCCATCACCCTCAACAGGGCGGCCTCACCTAACGAGTTATTCTCCATGCTGTAGAATATCTGTGGGGTAGCCGATGCATCTTTCTCCATGATTGCATCATTCAGGTGTTTTGTGATTCCTTGCAGTATCCTTACCTGTTGGTTCATGGGTGTTTGATTGTGATGCCACTCGCCTACTTGCTCAAACGTGGGCAATTCAAAAACCTGTATAGCGGCGTAGTCCCCGCCCGTTCCCATGCTGGGATCCAATGACACCAAGTAGGTCATTCCTGGTGTTGGACGTTTGAACCAACGCACCTGTCCTGTTGTCTCTACGGGAGCCGAAGCCTCCATGTCTGCCAGATGTATACTGTCTATTAAGGTCTCGTCAAAAATCAAGAATTCACATTCGTGTTCCCTCCTGAATCTCTCATCGCCTATCCTGGCCTTCTCCGCTTCTGCCCACTCTTCGTTCCTGTCAGGGTGTTCTGACCAGTGTGCCTTCATGGCGTAGAATCCATTGGTTCCTACCAGTTTGTCATTGCCGTACTCGTCAAATCTTTTGTTGGCCTCTTTCCAGATCAATGCGAACTGGTCTTCATCCGAGTTGGGTGTGCTTGTGATCATGCACTTACCACCTGTACTCAATGTCGGTGACAGTGATGTCCAAAACTCTTTTGCTTTCTCCGGTGGTTGCACGAATGCGAACTCATCACAGTAAATCAGCGTAAGTGACATACCCCGTCCTGTGTTCTCTGTTGTTGTGGTCGCCATTATCTTTGATCCGTTGTCGAATTCTATGCTGTTCCTGTTGTACTGTGTCACCCCCGCCTTGATCCAACTGGGCAACATCTCGTATGCGTAACGCACCCTTGACATGATGTCTGATGCTCCTGCGTACTTGTGTGCCGCGATCAGTATCTGAGAGTCAGGCCTAAACATGGCATACCATATAAGGAAACCAGAGGCACATGTGGTCTTGCCCGTCTGTCTGGGCAACATGGCGATGGAAAACCTATGATCGTTGTAACTGTTGATAAGTCTCTCTTGGTATGGGAATGGTTCGAATGGCATTGATCCTTTGACCGGGTGCTGTATCTTCATGAATGTTTTCATAAAGAACAATGGTCCGGTTTTAGTATCCATGCATTTCTCAAGTTGTTCCACTTGTGTCTTGCTGTACTTGTGTTTTTTGTGCGCCTTCTTTATTTGGTCGCTATCTAGTGATACATACGCCATAGTGTAGTATTTAACGGCTTACAGATGTGTGTTAAAGTAAGTTTGAAGTACTATCTAGTTCCGCCGCAACTTGAAGCAGTCAGGTGCATTTTGCCACACTGTGGACATTTGGTCATCTCTTTTGCTTCTTTCTTTGCTTCTTTGTCTTTGATGGCTTTCTTCATTGGTTCTTTCTTGTCGCCATCTTTGTCCATGTCCAAGAAGTCAGGTTTTGCCGCTTCTTGATACGCAGTTTTGAAACTTTCGTACTGTGTTCTCAGACTGTTTGCTAGTTCTTCTTCAGTCACATTGTCTTCTGCCGCCATTGGATTGTCGCCCGGAGAAACCCTTGGATAAGTTTTCTTCTGTCTGTTCAACCCACCCGAGTGTTTGTTGACCAGGCTGTCTATGTCCTGCACTTTCTCTTCAGGTTCGTTCGCGAACGTCTCTTCTTTTTGCTCGTCTTCGGGATTCTTGATCATGTCTCTCATCCTAGCCATGTCCATCGAACCCGTTGCATCGTCATCGCTTGGTGCGTCCATTTGCTTGTTCATTGCACCTGGGTCCATGTCTGATCCATGCTCTGGTTCGTCCGCACCTATCATTGCTGGGTCCACTTGTTGTACACCTGCAAGTTTCAAGATCTGCATCATCATTGATGCTTCTTGTGGGCTGTCAGTTGAAATTTGTATCGCTTCTTTCACAGTTTCTTTTTTGTCATGGTATGCTTTTAGGCCCGCTGGCATCTTGCCTTCTGCCGCTTCTTCTGTGCCATTCACGTTGTCATAAAATCCTGCCAGGCTCTCACCGTGCTTCTTGATGAACGCTTCTCTGGACATGTTCTCTGCATCATCATGCAACATGTCTTTCACGCCACCCTCTGCAACTGTCTCTTTGGGATTGGTCTTCTCAACGTTCTCTAATGCGTCCTTCACCAACTCTGGTTTGGTCTCTGCTATTTCTTTTAATTTTGTTAACACGTCGATCATTTCCATAACTTATTTCCTTTTTGGGTCTGGGTGTGGGTTAGTTGATTTTGTTAGAGGACTTGGTGTTCCTTGTTCTTCGTTGCTCTGTACTTCTTGTGTTTTGTTGTCTTTGCCCACTTCCATATTGAGTGCGTGGGCTTCTCTGTCTTTTAATAATTCTTTAAGCAATCCCATGTTTGCTTTTGTTGAATGGTAATCTTCTGCATTCACTTTAGGTGCATCTTTGTATTCTATGTCGTGCAGTTTGTTTGCGTATTCTGACTTCTTTGCGACCTGCATGTCGTTCTGGTATTCCTCTGTCGGTTCACCTGGTTTCCTCACAACCATGTGTGTCGCTGGAATCCTCAGTAAGTCTGAAAGGTATTCATGCATCACTCTCGGTGACTCTGGATAATTCGTTGTCACGTCAAAGATCGTCACTTGCTCGTTGCTCAAGGCAGGAAAATCAAGTGGCAGTGTCATAATAGGTGTTGTCTTACCCGCTGACATGCTGGCAAGATCAAATTTTTGTAGTGCAGTTTCCAAAGCGTTCTTGTCAATGTCTTTAGATGCGCCTGCGATCTTTATTTTGTAGTCATATGACTTAGTTGATTCCGTTAGGTAGTCTTTGAATGTGCTCATATGCAATATTTAGTCTTTTTTAAGTAGTTTCTTCATTAATTCGTTACGATCAGATATGACGAATCCGTCGCTTTCCTCCACTGGACCACCGTCTTTGTTGCTGTCTTTGTCCAGTTTCATTTTCTTTAGTTGCAGTTCCACCATCTTGAGCTTCTTGTCTATCTTGCTACCCTTGGCGTCTATGGCGTTGCGTAGGAAGTTGCCCGCTACCTCGAATATACGCCCTGAATAACGTGAGTCCACGTTCATGCCCAGGTCCATGAGGTTCTTGTAGCTCTCTTCTGCTTCTATGGCCAGTTTGTCCAGTTCCAGGTCACTTAGCTCGCCCAGTCCCTTGACCTGTGGCAGTGCGGCCGCTATCTTGTCAAATTCCGCATAACTCTTCTGTAGGTTGGCCTGTGTCTTTGGGTCCAGATTTTTAGTTGATGCATTTTGCCCATTGGCCTCTTTGATCTTCTTGTCTTTTTCCTTCTTGTCTACCTCTTTGAATGCCTCTTTGACATTTGGTAAATTGAGTATGTCTTCCAGTTTCTTTGTCATCGTCTTATTTACTTACGTTTACCGTTGTGGAACAACTGTTCTTCTGATACCACCCTGAACTTGATCCTTCTCTGTTTGGCGTATGCGTTGGCGGCCTCCCACTTGGCCATGTTGATGACGACCTGTTTCTTCTTGGCCATGCTCTTGCCCGCGGCCTCCATTGTGGTCTGGCTCATGGGTTTGACCTCCACCATCTCCGCGTGTTTGCGACCTTCCTTGTCCTGGTACACTATGAAGAAGTCTGGCACGTACACCGTGTACTTGCCCGTGAATGGATGCCTGTATGGTATCTTGATCGATTCTGATGCCCACTGGTACACGTTGGGGTGTTCGTCACACAGTCTCATGAATGAGTGTTCCCAACTTGACCTGTATGTGGGTGTCTTGGTGCCCACGTACTTCTCTTGATTCTTGGGAGAGAACTTGCCCCTAGCGAATCTCGGTAGCATTAGTCTATGATGTTTCTAGATACCGTCTCTTTGGTGGCCAGTGTCTTCCTAACACCCAACCTACTAGACTTGTACCTGTTGGCGTTCAATATTATCGTGATCAGTTCTGACAGTAAAGCCGGTGTGGCGTATGTCAGTTGATCCAAGATCTGTTGTGGTTTGATGTTGTCAATCTTGGCCTGTGACATTATCGCGTATGCTGTGGACTCCGCCGCCGTCCTTGAGAAATTACGTTTCACGAAGAACGCTATAGTGCTGTCGTACTCACCAACGTTGAATTCGTAGTCCGTCTCGTAGGGCGTTGTGGTCAGTTTCTGGATGGTTTGGTCCAGTGCGTCCTTGTCCTTGGGTGGCAGGTTTGTGTAGAATTCTTCCATTA